GGGATTAGCTCTGGCTCCGCAAGCCCCGCAACGCACGATTTCGGCAGTCTCTTCAAGCTTTTTCTGGACTCTTGCGTCTCAATTCCGTCTCATGAGATCGCACATCTTCAATTTGGGTTTATCCTGACGGCAACATCTTTTATTTCAAACTTGGCGCGCTCCACTGCCGCTGAAGTCAACTTCCGTATTGACACGGTTTACGGCTTACTTACCGAGGGACAATCCCGCGGACAGATTGTGCAGTTCTGTGCGAATCAGTGGAACATTGATAACCGCCAGGCTGATAATTACATCAAGCGCGCTCGCATTCGCCTTGAACAGGACGCCGATATGGCGCGCCCTGCTTGGCTAGCTGAAGCCCTAGGCCGCCTTCGTACCTACGAACAGTCCGCCTACAAGCGCGGCCAAACGCAAGTGGCCATCAACTCCATCCAGCTCCAAGCCAAGCTGATCGGCTTCGATCTATGAGCCTGCTGGCTAATGCCCCCGGCGGCAATCTCCTAGAACCGCCAACCGCTCAGCTGACAGGACCACCAGCACAAGACGCATTGGCACGCATCCGCCAATCCCTTCTGCCGCATCAGGTCGCCTTCTGCGATGACACGGATCACCGCAAGCTCGCCCTGGTTTGTGGTTTTGGTGCTGGCAAGACCCATGGCCTCGTTGCCAAGGCTGTCCACATGGCAGCCCTCAATATCGGCTACGTCTCCGCGTTGTTCGAGCCCGTCGCGCCAATGCTGCGTGACATCCTTCAGCGCACGATGGATGACCTATTAGAAGAGTGGGAAATCCCGTTTGACTTCCGCGTCAGCCCGTTGCCGGAATATCAGCTGCATTTCGCTGAAGGCAGCCATACGATCCTGCTCCGCACGATGGAGACGTGGAACCGTATTCGTGGCCAGAACCTTTGCGCCATTGGTTTTGACGAGGCGGACACGGCGAATAAGCGCGTTGCTGAGCAGGCCACTCGCATGGCTCTTGCCCGTCTTCGTGCTGGCAATGTCCAACAGTTCTATGCCGCCACGACGCCTGAGGGTTATGGCTGGGCATTTGACACGTTCGACCGTAACGCTGGTGAAGACACGGCGCTGATTCGCGCTCGCACCATGGATAACCCGTTCTTGCCTGACGGGTTTGTGGACAGCCTGATGGCGAACTATCCGCCGCAGCTGATCAAGTCCTACCTAGAAGGCCAGTGGGTCAACCTCAATACCGGGCAGGTGTACGACCGCTTTGACCGTGCCAAGCATGTGGTGGCCGCGGCCTCTGATTACTCCGGTGAACCTTTGCGAATCGGCGTTGATTTCAACGTAGGCAACATGTCAGCCGTGATTACTGTGCGGAATGGCAACAAGCTGACTGTTGTTGACGAGATCAGCGGAGCACATGACACCGACGCGCTGGCTCAAGAAATCAAACGTCGTTATCCCGGCAATCGGATCTATGTATATCCTGACGCCTCGGGTGGCAATCGCTCCACAAACGCCTCCAGAACCGACATCCAGATTCTTGAGTCCTACGGATTTAGCAACCAGTCCGGGCGGTCTAACCCTGCCGTTCGTGATCGGGTGGCTGCTGTTCAGGCTCTTCTGGAGAACGGGAAAGGGGAAGTGAGGCTGAGCGTTGCGCAGGGTTGTAAGCGGTTGATCGAGTGCTTGGAGCTGCAGAGCTGGACTGAGAAGGGCGACCCCGATAAGGAAGCTGGGCACGACCACATGGTTGATGCGCTGGGGTATGTGGTGTGGCGTGAGTTCAACCTGCTGCACGCAAACGCTGGCCGCGGCACTGGAATCAGGCTATATTGACGCCACCAGCGAAGTCCCCTGCTGGGCGCTGGCGAGAGTCAGCCAACTGGAACTGAAGTCGGGCAACCGCTGCGGCGATCCGAGGGACGATTCAGATACACCTGCGTCGGGCGAGGGAGCCCCTGCGAGAGCGGGGGTTTTCTTTTGCCTGTTGACAAAGGTCAGGGGTATACCCCATAATTAGGGGACAGGGGGCGACCCCACCACACACAAGACCATGACCACCGCAACCGTCCCCGCTCTCCCCACCGGCGCCGGCCACTTCCTGATCTCTGCCGATGGCGCTGAGCTGATTCGCTTCTCTGACGCCGGCGACCACCAAATGCTCATGAACCGCTTTGCCATCGAGTCCGGCGAGTGGGTCATCAAAAGTGGCGGTTTCAACTGGGTTGGCATCATGCGCCAGCGTTATCAAGACTTCACTGCCAAGGGCTACCGCAAAATCGCCTGATCCACTCAGCCCCTTCGGGGGCTTTTATTTTTTGTCGCTACTCTTGGGGCGCAGCAATATCACCATGGCCACTCACCTCTGGCACGACTTTGAAGGCGCCTTCGACGCAGCCAACGACCTTGATGATTCCGGCAACTTTGCCCCTGTCGCCGCGGCCATTCTCGCTGTCATTCAGCAGTGGCTATATGAGGAAGGCTTTGATGAGGCGGCCGATTCCTTAGACGAGGAAATTTTTCACGCTGAAGAGCAAGATTAACTCGCTGGGTCGGTTCTACCCGTAAGGCTGAACGCCGTGTGTGGCGGTATCGGAGGCCCAGCCATCATTCACGATTAACCTAGAGCCATAGAATTTGTGCATGGCTAGGCGCAAGAAATGACTTACACCGGTTTCAAGCACTACGACCGGGCAATCGTGCGTCAAGCTGCTCAGGTGCAAGATCCAAATAGTGCTTGGGCCGTTCAAGAGCCTCACTGGATCCTGATCGAAGACCTCCTGCAGGGCACCACGGGTATGCGCCGAAAGCATCGGCGGTATCTGCCCCAGGAGCCACGCGAGCAAGACGATAGCTACGACAACCGCCTAGCCCGCAGCGTTTGCCCGCCGTACTACCAGCGCCTTGAGCGGATGCTGGCTGGCATGTTGACCCGCAAGCCCGTCAAGCTTGACAACGTTGCTGATCAGATCCGCGAGCAACTGTTTGACGTAGATCTGCAGGGCAACGATCTAAACATCTTCACCTATGAATTGACGCGCAAGATTGTGCGTTATGGCCATGTTGGCGTGTTGGTTGATTTCCCAACTGCTGATGACAGCGAATCCCAAAACATCACGGACGTTGCAAGCCTTCGTCCTTATTGGGTTTGCTACACCCCGCGGGACATCCTTGGTTGGCGCTCTGAAATCGTCAATGGCGCTCAGCAGCTGACCATGCTGCGCCTGATGGAACGTGTCGTTGTTCCTGACGGTGAGTTTGGCGAAAAGTACGTTGAGCAAATCCGCGTGCTGCGTCCTGGCTCTTATCAGCTGTACCGCCAAGGAGAAAACAGCGGTGATTTTGAGGTTGTAGCTGAAGGCCAGACCAGCCTTGATTACATCCCCTTTGCTGTTGCCTATTCCAACCGTGTTGGGCTGCTTGAGTCACGCCCGCCGATGGAAGACATCGCAGAGCTGAACCTCAAGAGCTACCAGATTCAGAGCGATCTGGACAACATGCTGCACATCAGTGCAGTGCCGATGCTGGCGTTCTTCGGCTTTCCCAGTGCTGCTGAGGAAGTAAGCGACGGTCCCGGTGAAGCTATCGCTTTCCCTGCTGAAGGTCGCGCTGAATATATCGAGCCTGACGGCAAGAGTTTTGAAGCTCAATACCGCCGCCTTGAGCAGCTTGAAAAACAGATCAACGACCTTGGCCTGTCCAGCGTGCTTGGCCAGAAGCTGACTGCTGAAACCGCTGAATCCAAGCGGATTGATCGCAGCCAAGGCGACAGCACCATGATGGTCATTGCACAGCAAGTGCAGGATCTGCTTGATAACTGCCTGAAGTTCCACGCTGATTTCGTTGGCCAGGCGCAGGCCGGTTCCAGTTACGTCAACCGCGACTTTGTTGGCGCACGTCTTGAGCCCGCTGAAATCCTCGCCCTGCTGCAGCTCTACACGTCTGGGTCCATCACGCAAAAGACCTTGCTTGATCAACTCAGCGAAGGCGAAATCCTTGGCGATGACTTCGACGTTGAGGAAGAGCTGGAAGCAACCCAGGCTGGTGGCTTGATTGAAATGGGCGGGCCTGAAAACCTCAACGCTGAAGATGTCATGGGCGAAGAGGTTCCCGCTGACGAGCAATGACGCAATCCGGCGTAACGCCTCGCCTTCTCAACGTTGAGCAGTACAAGCGCCGGATCAATCGCAATGACCCGGTTGCCAATATCTACCGCAATGCCATTGACCTGAACCGCTTTGGTAATGGTGTCGCCCGTCAAATCGTGCGGGACTACAACAACATCATTCTGAGCGCGGTTGCTGATCTGAAGGCGATTGACTTTGGCGAAGCCACGGCAGGCGCTGGCATCGTTGCGCCGTCATCGGTTCAGGCTCAGCGTTTACGGGTGATCCTTGCTCAGCTGAAGGAATCGCTTAACGGCTGGGCAGGCCGGAGCACTGTTTATGTGACCCGTGAGCTTCAAGG